AGACCTGCACAAGTCTTTCGAGACATTTGCAACAGGCACTAACGTAGACCTTGAAAAAACAGACAAGGAGCAGGCAGATGCTCTCGTATCACGATTCCAAGAAATCTTCAAGGATAGTATCGGTGACATTAAGCCACTCGCTCCACAGCAAGTTCGCAAAAACGACGAAGCTGTATTGTCTGGGCTAAAGAAAGTAAAAGTTTAACAAACTAATTATTAAGTATTATGTCACAGATTACAAACTTAGCTTATTTCTACGAGCGTTCACGCAAGGTTCGTGGCGGTCGTGCGGTTTGGGTAAAGGACAGCAATGGCGAAAGTCGTAAGAATGTGCTGCTTGGTGGCACTATCCTGAATCCAAACAAGGGCTTTGGTCACTTGTGGGCTGCACAGCTTGTACAGTACACTCCTGCCGAGGGTTGTCTTATCTTCCGTTCGTTCGAGGTAAGTGATGCTGCATTGGCAAGTGCAACAACCATCAAAATTAAGGGTGATGGCTTTAGTGATGCTCCCGAAGTTGGTCAGTTCATTATGATTGCCCCCGACAATGTTGCAACCTCTGGTAATTATGCAAAGATTACTGCGGTTGAGTATGATGCAGAGAACGCAAAGTTCAATGTAACTCTCGCAAGTGCTCTTGGCACTGCCCTTGAAGGTGGTGAGATTCTTGTAGAGGCTGACGCAGCTGCTGATGCCGCTCTTGCTGAACCTACTGGTAAGGCTACTGTTCTTGTTCCCAACCCCAACACTTTCGTCGAGGCTGACGTTGACCTGATGCCTACCGAGGGTTATGGTTTGGATGGAACTGCCAACTATTCTATCTCTACAGTACACGACAAGGAGGCTTGGATTGTCAAGATGCAGCCACTGCCTAAGTACGTGCTTGCAAAGAACCGCTCTTACATCAAGGGCATTTTCTGGATTTAAAACTAAAGGAGGAAACAAAATATGGCAAATGCACTGAAAAATTTTTGGACTCCCGAAGAGACCATTAACAAAATGTATGACCGTCTGTTTGATACCGATAATGTCGGCTATCTTCAACAGTTGGTAGACACTATTGAAATTGACGAGAACTCAAACTTCTGGACTGAGCACTTCATTGTCGAAGGAAACGAGTACGACATCGACCTCGCAGACCCCAAGAAGAATCCAGCTTGGACTGTTCGCCAGCGTGACATTCGTGTTGTTCCTATGGCTGACCCAATGGCTCCTCTGTCGGAGACTCGTCAGCTTGAAACCGAGGGCTTTGGGGAACAGACTGGTTCTATCTACGGATATGGTAAAGGTTTGTTTGAAACCTCTATGTCAAAGCAGGCTTTGCAGGCTCAGTTGGCACAGATGTCTCCCGAAGACCGTTCTCTTGTAACCGCTATGCAGCGTGGTATTGCAGACCTTATCAAGACTCACAACCTCCGTCTGTCTAACATGGCGGCTATGACGCTTTCTTATGGTGGTGCTTACAACACTACTACTGTACAGGGTACTGCACCTGTTGGTGAGAGTGGAACTTCGCAGGGTGGAAGTGGTGTTGTTGTTACACAGCGTCCTTACATTCCTCTGGCTAACTTCAAGAAGGCTGGTGTTAAGGTTTGGACTGACGCAACAGCCGACATTCCTTCTCAGATGCAGAAGATTGAGTATGACTTCAAGGTTGCCAACAACCTCAATGAATCTACTCCATTCGAGTGGGATATTCCCTATGACATCATTGTCAACATTCTGTTGAAGAACTCTTTCTTTATCGCAGAGGTGAACCGTTATATCCGTCTCGAAGCACCCGACAAGGTTGTTATCATCAACAACTCACAGTCGGCTATTGACACATCTACTATCACTTGGCAACAACTTGTCGCCTACACACGTTCAAGCATCTCTAAGATTTCGCCTATTCGTGTTGTTCGTGAGCAACAGACCGTACAGGGTATTACCACTTACTACACCGTTCGTGGTTGGAAGCCCAACACTGTTGTTCTGCGTCCTCTTGGTGCAGCAGGTGTTGTTGTACACGCTATCCCAGAGTGGGCAAAACTGATGCGTAGTGGTGAGGTCAATGACAACATTCAGTGGTCTATGGCTAAGTGGAACAACCTGTTGTACATCATCAACAAGATTGTACCCAATGGAATGTTGAAGTCTTATCACACGGATGCTCTCGGACGCTATGCTACGGTTCTGAACGAGTCGCAGTATCACGTATGTGTTGACATCGCAACAGCGGATTAGTTAATAGGTTTTAGTCATATTGTTTTAGGTTAGTAGTTTTTTGTAAGATGACAGTATTAGAATGGCTTGAGGCATCAACAATGTATTCTTCTTTTACCGAGAAGAACTTTGTAAAGATAGCATTAGATAGAGGTATTTCTCCTGATGCAAATGTGTATGATGAGACAGTTGTTACAAAGCGCGAACGCGACTTGTTGACAGCAGACCTCATCTATACGGCAGTGCTCTTGAGACCTTCTAATACTGCATCTTTATCACAGTCGCACAATGGTTTTCAAAAGACCATTGGCAGTGAGCAAGACTTCTACCAAGATGATAAGATACAATACGCTATCCGCATCTATAAAAAGTACGGTGACGAAAAGGCTGGAGACTTGGAAGAGCTTTCTGAAAGCAGAAAAATCAAGTTCAAAGCCATTGATGATGTAATGAGTGTATGAAAGACGAGATTCTTGAATACCCCTATAAGGGAACGATAACTCGTACAATTGCAGGCAAGGGTATGCAGCCTGACACTGTGATTTCCGTGTACGAGGGTGTTATGGATGAGCACATGGCTACCGATGAACAAGGCAATGTCATGCAGACTGCTTCCTACATCATTTCCATTCCTTTGACGCAAAACGAAGAAGGTAATTGGATAGTTCCGCACAAGGGTGACAAGATTTCTTTGACACGCTATGGAGAGATGTTCAATCTGACGGTTGACAACGCAGACCCCTCGCAACTTGGAGGTGTAAGTATTTACGCAACACGTAATAGTTGGTAGTTTGCTATGGGAAAGACAAGAGTTACTGGTATTGGAAAGGCTTATCAAAAAAGGCTTGCATCCACATTGCTTAAACCCATTGTGGAAAAACAGACCCAGCTTCTTGTTGAATATGCAAAATCAGAAATGCAAGACATTGGTAACATGATACAAACCTACAATAGTAGAAACAACATGGATAGGACGGGTAATTTACTTGACAGTCTTTGTTGGGGTGTTTCATACAATGGCAAGATGGTAGAATCTGGTTTTTATCGCAGTCAAAAAGCAACTGAACTATCTTATCTACACGAATGGTTTCATGACAACACGGAACCAGTTGGAGGTCATGTGCTTGCGTCGAACTTTATAAAGCGAATGAAAAATCTTCGCCACAATGGATGGAGAGTATTCTTTGCAATCCTTGCACCTTATTGGGGTTATTGGGAGAAAGGGTTTAACTTTAAAGGTTGGCATGGGACAAGGTATTTGCAGTTTGCTGTAATGACAAGTTTCTATGACACCATAAGTGAAGACCTTAAACCCATGAAAGTTACGTTAAAGTCTGAATATCCACCAACATACACCAAGGAAAGTTGGAGTAGGCTTCGCGACCGCCGTGACACGGAATTAGCGAAAGGTGGTAAGAGTGTCTTTGACAAGTACGCTGGAAAGTATTCAGGCGTTAAAAGCCGTGATGAAAGATTGAAAGAAAGGCGTGAAAGAAGAGAAAGACGCAAAAAGTAATTGATGTGTTATGGTAAGCGAATCGAGAATAGACATATACGACTACTTGTACAACCTACTCTTCGGAGTTGTTTCGGAGAATGTGTACGATATGCGAGTTCCGCAAGAACTCACGGAATCTGATACGACTGACGGCTTCCTTGTTATCCATGTCGGCAGCATCGTTGATGAAAGCGAATTTGTCGGAGAGGCATACGGTCGTGTAAGGTGCTTTATCGAGGCGTACATTCCTCAGATTTCCAAAGGTCGTGTCAATCATGACATCTACGCAGCAATGGAAAACTCCATCAACAGCGTCATCAAGGAGCAGACGGAAACCAACGAGGGTACTTACTACATCGAACAGGACAGTATTTTGTCTATGGACGACATAGAGGAATCCAGTTCCGACAACTCCTACTTCACATTCGTAAAATCGTTCATCGTCGTAATCGACAAACAAAGTGAATAATTAAATTTTAATAACAAAAAAGAAAGGGTTTTATTATGAGTAAGAAAACAACTGTAAAGACCGCCATGCTGAGTTTCCGTGCAGTTGGTGGCAGCGGCGAGTACACAAAGGTTAGTGGTGTTCTGAAGGGTCTGACTGTTGGTCAGGACGAGCCTGATTCAACCGAGATTGAGGCTGAGTTCTTTGACGCTCCGTTCGACATTTTCTACGATGGCAATCCCGTAACCTTTACATTTGAGTTGGCTAACTACGACCTATCTGAGCTTCCTCCCCTGTTCGGTGGTTCGTATGACCCAGCAACAGATACTTATGAGGGTGCTGCAAACGCATACACGAGCGAGCACGAATGGAAGTTGGATTTCCAGCGTGGAAACAGCGCACTCGTACTGTATCGAGGCTTGACCATCGGTACTATCAAGAAGGACGAGGATGGTGCTCTGAACTACAGTGTAACCATCACCGCACTGAACTGGACTGATGTCAACGATGTAGAGCACATGTACAAGATTGTCGGTGGCTCGACCGTTGAGTTTGAGCAGGTAGAAAGTCCTTCTGGAAACCCGAAGTCGCAAGGGTATTTTGAGAGCGATGGAGCTAACTATCGCTTGACTTGGGACACCGAGGTGGTAGATGGTAAGACATACTACAGAAAGGTGTAATTTAACGAAAATTTCTTTTGTTTTCGTGGACGTTGGGGGCACGGTGGGTAAGTCCCATTAGTGTCCCCTTTAAAATTCCACAAGGCAAAAGATATTAACAACCAAACGTTCACGGAAATATGACAAAAAAGAAGCAAGAAGAAACGGTTGACGACGTAATGAAGGACTTTTCACTTGAAGTCAAAAGAGACATCGTAGACATTATCAATGACAGTCCGTCGTTGGTTTTGTTGGGCAACAAAGAGTATGTGGTAAAGGATATGCGCTACTACTCATTGTATCGTGTGTGTCGCTTGGTTATGGATATGAAGAAAGCCGACGAGACGTTAGATACCGACCAAAAGGTCATAACAGCCTTATGTACAGACTTGGATGCAATGTGTGAGATAATGGCAATCGTGTTGTGTAATCACAGGTTTACGCCCGATGACATACATTCCTACGAGGATGTGGATGATGTAATGTCAAGAAACGACAAGATGGTTGCAATGATGAAGGCAAAGGTAATGAATAGTACGTTTGATACAAACCAATGGGCTGCAATTATACTTGGTGCTATAAAGTCCATCGACTTGTCTGGTTTTTTTTTACTCAAAAAATCGGTGAGTACGCTTACGGATTCACTTCTGATGCGGAAGAAGAAATCGGAGGAGACAGCATCACAGTTTATGGAAGCACTGTCGTTGCGGATGCCTCAGACTTCCTCAGAGCATTCACACAGTACCGATTAGATGACTACCTATACCGACTAAGTATTGCTCAAATTCAATTTATGGCGGTTGACAACACTCACACTAAGTACCTCAAAGGAACGGACAAAAAGGCTTGGAACGACTACAAGAGTGCTTATGAGGCACAGCAAAAGTTTGACAATTTCCTTTCTGGTTTCGGTAAGATTCCACAACTCAAAGAAGGAGAAGAATACGAGATTCCAGTTAGAAAGAACAACAAGAAAAAGAAATAACAATTTAAAAACTCTATATAGATATGTCACAACAAAATCCAACAATTATAGTAGGTCATCTTGACGATTCCGAACTAACAAAGTCTATTAATGAGTTGGTTAATGAGGTCGCCAACAAGACAACAGTAATGGCAGGTAAGTTTGAAACGGCTATTGATAAAATGAAAAATGCCATGAAAGACTTTGCCGTTACCCAAAAAGTTAGTGTTAACTTAATGAAGGAGGCTTGGCGTGACATGTCTGAGTCTTTTGATGCAATGGTTGCTGCACAAGAGGGTGCAACAAGAGGTGGCGGTAAGGGTAGCGGTAAGGCGTATGCACCTAATACTCTCGGAGGACTTGAACAGAACATTGCTAAAATAAAGCAAGAGCGTAAGGAAATGGAACTTAACTCTGATGAATTAAGAACACAAAATGCTCTTCTTGAAGAGCGCAAGAATTTGTATAAGCAACAAACTACAAGCCCTGCGACACGAAATTTAAATGCCGTAATGGGTATGCAACCTAAAAGTCTTAGCGATTCTGAAAGGCAACTTAAATTACTTGAATTTCTTCAACGTAGATATGCTGGAACAACCGAATTGAGTGTTGCACAACAAACTCGTCTTGCAAGGGCTATACAAAGAACAAAAGAACAGATAGACAAGTTAAAGCCCAAATCGTTAAATGATGTTTTGGGTATGGATGCTAATAGTATAGACCAAATTGCCGCCAAATTGCGGGCTTTAAAAATGGTTCAGATAGACCCAAACAACACACGTGAAGTTAATAGATTGGGTAAGGCTTATGCCGATTTAAAAAGACAACAAGCCAAAATGTTGGGTCAAAACATACAACTCACACACTCCAACAACTATCTTGCACAATCCTTTGGTTATATCCGAAATCGTATTGTGTATGCCCTTACTTTGGGTGCTATAACGAACTTCATAAAGCAACTTTACGAGATTCGTGGTCAATATGAATTGCTTGAACGTAGCCTTGGTGTGCTGGTGGGTTCTTTTGAAAAGGGTACACAGATATTCAACGAGTTAAATGAAATGGCTATTAAGTCACCGTTTACACTTATTGAACTTGGTACTGCCGCCAAACAACTTACTGCATACAACTTTGCTGCAAGTGAGGTTGTAGATACAACTCGTCGCCTTGCTGATATTTCCGCTGCACTTGGTGTTCCAATGGAACGTCTTACATACAACCTTGGTCAGATTAAGGCACAGGGTGTTTTAAATGCCCGTGATGCCCGTGACTTTGCCAATGCTGGCTTGGCTATTGTTCCAATGTTGGCAAAGATGTACACGGAACAAAAGACCTTTGGTGACGAAATGGTTACTACGGCACAAGTGTATGATATGATGTCGAAAAAGATGGTAACTTATAGAGATGTCTTAAAG